ATTACTTTAGGTAAAGCAGATGTAGCTTATAAAAAATTAACTAAAACGCTTTGGCAATATGCTCAAGCTAAAGCAGCAGAAAAAACATTAGAAGATTTAGCAACAAAAAAACAAATACTAGCTATAGAAAGAACTGATTTGTTAGCTAAAAAAAGAGCAGCAGAATCAAAAGTTAAACCATTTCAAGTATCTACAACTTATGGAGAAAAAACAATAAGTGATGCTGAGTTTAATCTAAGAATGATTAATAATTCTTTAAAAAATAATGAAGATGCACAAAAGGATATTAATAAACAAGCAGCAAGTTATTTAGCAATATATGATGCAACAATAAATTCAGTATCTGAATTAGAAAATCTTAAGAAAAAGCCTGACAATAAAAAAGAGATTTCAGATGCTAAAACTAGAATTAAATTAGAGAAAGAAACAAATCTTCAGCTTTTACAATCTAAGCAACAAACTTATAAAGATGATATTTTATTATATGAAGAATATGGAATAAAGATAATTGATTTAAGAGAACAACAATCTTTAGCTGAAGCACAAGCAATAGGTGCATCTGAACAAACATTACAAAATATTAGGGATATTGCTGCTAATAATAGATTAAAAGCTAGACAAGAATTATCTGCAAAGATTCAAAAACTAGTAGAAGATGATGTAAAAGCAGAATTAAACGCAGAAAAAGAAAAAGAAAGAATTAGCAAAGAATTTGTAGGGGCTTATAAATCAGACATAAATAAACAAGAGTCAGATTTTAACCAGTTCTATAAAACAAAAATGGATTTAGCTACTGGTGATTTAGAAACTCAAAAAGAAATATTATTACAACAAGGTGCACAGATAGAAGAATTTGCAATTGTTAGTAAAGGCACTTGGGATGGTTATTCTCAAGCTGTAGGTGAGAATGTTAAAGCTGTTGCAGAAATTTCTGCTAAAATAACTAAAGTAGCCTTTGATTCTTTAATGAAAATGGGGAATGGTATTATGAATGCCTTAGGCCCATCATTAGATTTATTAATAGAAAAAGGTGCTAATATTGGCGAGGTATTGACTTCTGCATTTCATAGTTTAATAAGACAATTAGCAAAAGTTATAATAGCTGCTACATTAGCAGTTGCTTTATTAGCTATTTTATTTCCTGGAACATTAGCCAAGGCTGGTGGTGCTGGAAAGTTATTTGGAGGGCTTATTAGTCAGGGTATGGGTATTGGCGGCTTAATAGGAGGCGGTGGTAATGCAAATAAAGGAGTAGATGCAACAAATGGTACTAACGCAATTAATACTATACAAACAAATCAAACATCTGATAATAATGGTCAATTTGTATTAAGAGGTAATGATTTAGTATTAGCTTTGAATAGGTCAGAAACATCATTAAATTTAAGAAGAGGAGCATAATGGCATATTATAACAAATATAAATTTACGTTTGCTACAAGGGCTAATAAGACTGCTTACTTGTATTTACAAGAGGACTTAGGTTATGCCCCAACGGTAATTGAATACCCTGGTAAGAATTTAAACCTCCAGTATATCCCTAATTCTGATGATCCGTTTGAGCCAATATTTGCTAGTCAATTAGGAGTAGCAATAGATGTTACTGATAACATTGCTAATATACCTGATTTAACAACATTAAACGATAGAAAGTACTTTGCTAAATTATACCTAGATGCTACCTTAGAATGGTGTGGATGGGTATTAAGTGATGGTGTTAGTATTAGCTATTCTACAGGTCGTAAGATGATGTCATTTAATGCTATTGATGGTTTAGGTATGCTAGATAAAATACCTTTACCTATAGCAAATACTACTGATATTAATGCAATTAATACCTTACTTTATTTTATTAGATTATGTCTAAATAGTAATGGATTCCCTACTAATCCTAACATAATGACAGTTTGTTCTTATTATGCTACAGGTATGACAGATAGAGCAACTAATTCTTATAGCGAACCTTTTAATCAAACCTATTTACCATATAGAACCTTTATAGATAATGGAGTAACATATATAAGTTGTTTAACTGTATTATCAAATATTGTTAAATCATTTGGTTGTAGATTATTTCAAGCTGGTGGCAAATGGTGGATAGTAGCAGTTAATCAGTTTGCTAATACAACTAATTGGTACACAGAATATACTTATACAGGAACAGTTGCTGCAAGTGGAAGTAACTTGAACACATTAAGCACTATTCAAGCTTATACAGGGAATACAAGTGGCTTATATTTTATAGATAATTCTCAAACAAAATTGCTTAAAAAAGGTTTTAATAGAATTGAAGATAATTATCAAATAGAAATGACTCCAAATTATTTCTCTAATGGAAATTTTAGGCCTTATGTTTCTGCTCAAGCAAGTAATTGGTTAGCACAATGGAATGGAGGAGCTGGTAATAGTGTAACAATAGTAGATAATGCATCAGAAAGCTTTGCTTCATATAGATTAAATGTTAATAGTAGTACTGGTAGTAATGCTTGGATTGAAACTCATCCTTCATCATTAATTAAAATACCAGCTACATCAGTATTAGAAATATCTTGGATATTTCAAGGGCAAGATTTAAGTTCATCTCCAAGAGGAGTTGTTTATTTAACATTATCAGATGGGATAAGTGTATATTATTGGAATGGAACTATATGGACAACATCTAATCAGTTTATGACTGTTCCAGCATATTCAGGAGCAGCAGGAGGTGATACAATTAATAATTATAGTTTTAAGACATTAGTTACTCCAATTGCAGGTCAGTTAAAGTTTAAATTTTCATTAGAAAATGGGACTGGAAGGTTTGCTCAAATTAGCAATATAAAATTAGCAATTACATCATCTGTTAAAAGTGTTAAATATTATAGTTATATAAATCCTACTTTAGACTATGTAAAAACTATTGATATACCTTATGGTGCTTTATCTGCTAATAATAACTACCCAATTGAAAAAGGTATGCTTATGTTAAGCAATAATAATCTTGCAACAGGTTGGTACGAATATGGTGTGGCAACTACTTATGGTAGTTTATTAAAATTATTAATGCAAAAATATACTAACATATATGGTAAAAATATAATAAATCTTGATTGTGATTTATCTAGTTTTTCTACAACTAATGGGGTATTAAACGCTTCTAAACTATTTAAGGCTACAGATACAGACCCTAGTAGCATAAATATAGCAAGTAATTCATATATGTTAGGCAATTCTACTACAGACTATGCTCAAGATAGAACCAATGCTACCTTATTACAAATATCTAATACAACAATATCAGCAACTATTGATAGTGAAACATCTTTTAATGAACTTATATAAATAATATGCCAAACGCAATAAACGGAACTAATATAGTTTTATATGAATATGATAGCAATTCTATCTTTTACTTCAATGGAGGTACTACACAAGGTACTTTTGATGGTATTTTATGCAAAGTATTAAACAGAACCCTTGTAGCTGGAACATCTGCTGATTTAAGTAAAACAGGTACAGGAACAATAGCTTCGTTTATTACGGATGCTTTAGATCCTGGTGTGACTTCGATACCAGCAGGAATTTGGACTTTTAATGCTTATTATTCTATTTTGACCTCCTTTACAGGTGCTCAAATTCAGTATCAATTATATAAATATAATGGTAGTGTAGCTACCTTGTTATTTACATCAGCATCAACCACCTTAACATCTACATCTAAGACCTTATATCCTACGGAAATGACAGTTACTCAAACAACTATAAGTGTTACAGATAGGCTTCTAATTAAGGTTAATTATCTAGGTACAACAACTAATCAAATTACTCTTCATACTCAAGGCACTAATTTATCTCAAGTAACTACAACTATACCTTTATCAACCCCAATGGGTGCTTCTACAAGCTGTACATTTGAATCATCTACTGAACAAGTAGAAGTAACCTCACAGACATCAGCTTGGTTTAGAGAGTATAAAAATGATGTTACAACTTGGACTGTTAGTTGTGATGGGTTTATAGCCATAAGTGGCTACTCTTATCTTGCTTTAATGCAAAAGCAATTAAATAGAGCATCAATAGATGTAAAATTCTCAATAAACAATGATAATGCAGATGGTAGTGGGACTTACGGCTATTCAATAATTAGTGGAACTACTAATATTACATCAATTAGCTTAAGTGCTCCTGTGGAGGGGGTTTCTACTTATTCTTTGTCATTACAAGGGACAGGCCCATATTCTATAACATAATTAATCCTTATATCAACGATAGCAAGGATTATATAGACTTATTTAATAATTGATTAAATTTGTAAAAATTATAAATAATGGCTTCTTACGCAAATGCTGATTTTAAACCTGCCCAATATAATATCCAAATGTGGAAGAACGACACTTGGAATAATACTTTCACATTATTAAATGATACTACCCCCATTAACTTAACAGGGGCAACTGTGGAAATCCAGATTAGAAAAAAGGCTAATTCATCAGATGCTTTAGCTACTTTGACTATAGGGAATGGTATAACAATCTCAGGAGCAAGTAGTAACATAATAACTGTAGCTTACAATGTGGATATAGATGCTGGTTCGTATGTTTACGATATGGCTATTCAGTTCTCTGATGGTACTGAAAAAACTTACATTTGGGGCATATTCATAATTTACGAAGACGTAACTAAAATAACTAACTAGAATGATAAATTTAACCGTTGTTGAGGATAATGTAACGATAACCGTTAGTGAAGTTGGGCCTACTGGCCCTGCTGGTCAAGGTGTACCAACAGGTGGAACTACAGGTCAAGTTTTGACTAAAACAAGTAGTACTAACTATGCTACAACTTGGGCTAACAATGGAACTGGAACTGTTACAAGTGTGGGGGTTACCGAATCTAGTGCTGCTTTGAATATCACAGGAAGTCCTGTTACAACAAGTGGTAATATTAATATTGGTTTTGCTGGTACTTCTGCTCAGTATGTAGCAGGTGATGGTTCTTTAGTAACTTTTCCTACTACTCTTGACGAAGCTAAAAGACTTATAACTCAAGTAACTAATAGAAGTGGTGCTTTAATGACAAAAGGTACTATTGTTTATATCAATGGTGCTCAAGGCAACTTGCCAACAATAGCTAAATCACTTGCTACAAGCGATGCTACTTCTGCTCAAACTCTTGGTTTTTTACAAACTGACATTGCAAACAATGCTTCAGGTTATGTAGTTATAGCAGGGAAGATAGAAAACCTAGATACAAGTGCTATTACTGAAGGTGCTCAATTATACCTTAGTTCTACTATAGCAGGTACTTATACTACAACTAAACAATATGCACCTGCACATTTAGTGTATGTAGGTGTAGTAGTTAGGTCTCATCCGACTCAAGGATCAATAGAGGTTAAGGTACAAAATGGGTATGAATTAGATGAAATTCATAATGTATCAGCTCAGACTCCATCAAATAATGATAGTATATTTTTTAATACTTCTACTCAATTATGGGAGAATAAATCAATCAATTCTGTACTAGGTGTTACACCAATTGGTTTAACAAGCTTAAGTGGAGTTGCTCCTGTTTCTTATAATAATACGAATGGTCAAATTAGTATGGCTGCTTCCAATGGGAGTGTGCCAGGTTATTTAACTACTACTGATTGGAATACTTTTGATAGCAAAGTTGCTCCTACTACATCGGTAGCGACTACTGCTCCATTACAAGGTGGTGGCAATTTAAGTGCTAATAGAACTTTATCAATTACTAAATCAGATATATCTACAGATGGGTATTTAAGTTCTACTGATTGGAACACATTTAACAATAAAGTTAATTCAAGTATACAAATTACTGCTATTGCTCCATTAACAGGCGGTGGAGATTTATCATCTAATATTATAATTGGTATTCCTGCTGTAAGTAGTTTTACAGATGGTTACATTACTGCATCTGATTATGTTGACTTTAAAAATAGTATTAAACAATTAGGTTCTCAAACTGTAGGATATTTTACAAAATATACTGGTGACAAAGCAATAGCTCAATCATCGGTTTATGAAGATGGGACTACATTATATTTACCTGCTATTGTTAAGCAATCAGGCTTAGGTAATAGCAATGCTGTAGTAACTGATGGAAGTGGTAATACTGTTTCTGCAACAATAGGAACTGGTTTATCATTAGTAGGTGGAGTATTAACTGCAACAGGGACAGGTACAGGTTCAATTGGGGGTACAGGTACTATAAACTATGTACCAAAATTTAGTGGTACATCTTCTATAGGTAATTCTAACATTCAAGATAGTGGTTCTTTGATTACTTTAGGTAGTGATACTACAATTTCAAGTGGTGGATTAGGAATAGGTACAACAAGTTTAACAGGATATAATTTAAGAGTTTCTAAAAATATTTCAGGAACAGGTTCATCTTTTGGAGTAATAGTAGATGGAGCAATACAATCAGATGTAACAAATGCTGTTTTATTTAGAACAACCCCATCAACTGCTGCATCAGCATTTACTCTTTCATCTTTACAACATTTTACTGCAGGAACAACAACTATAGGTTCAGGTTCTACTGTAACTAATCAATATGGATTTTTGGTTATAGCAACTGCAATAGGTGCAACAAATAACTATGCATTTTCAGGGCAATTAGCTGCTGCAACAAATACTTGGAATTTATATAATTCAGGTACTGCACCTAACTATATGAATGGTAGTTTGAGTATTGGTACAACAAGTTCAACAGGATATAGATTAATTGTAGGTGGAGCAATTACAGGAAGTACTACATCTTATGGTGTATATTCATTTGGAACTATACAATCAGATGTTACATCTGCTGCATATATGTATAGAGCAGCACCTTCAACTGCTGCTGCATCTTTTACTTTAACAAATTTATTTAACTATCATTCATCTGCAGGTACTGTAGGTGCAGGTGCAACTATTACTAATCATTTTGGATATTATGCAGATGCTTTAAGTATTGGTACTAATAACTATGGATTCTTTGGTGCAGTTGCTGCAGGTACAGGTCGTTGGAATTTATTTATGAATGGTACGGCTGATAACTATTTATCAGGTAATTTAGGAATAGGTGGTTCACAAAATAATGTCAGTGCAGGTTCTATTTTAACTTCTACATTAACAAATGGTGGTTCAGGTTATGTTGATGGTGTTTATACAGATGTGGCAGTAACTGCTATATCAACTAATGGTACATACGCATTATATACAATTACAGTTGTTAGTGGAATAGTTACAGATGCTACATTAACTTGGGGTGGTCAAACATATAAGGTAGGTGATACAATAACAGTATCTAATACACTTTTAGGTGGCACAGGTAGTGGTTTAATTATCACAGTATCAACTGTTGATTCATCTATTTTAAAATTAAGTTCAGGAACTACAACAGGTTCTGATTTATCATTATATAGAAGTTCAACAAGTATATTAGTTACTAACCCTATTGGTTCTATTAAATGGGAAGGTAATGATGCATCTACTAAATCAAGTGGTGTATATGCTAAATTGAGTGCATTTGCTGCAGGTTCTTCAGGTGGTGCTTATTTATCTTTCTTTACTTCAACAGGAGCAGGTGGTGCATTAACTGAACAATTAAGAATAGGTAGTGGTGGTCAAGTTGGAATAGGTGGTGCTTATTCTTTAACAGCATATGGATTAAGAGTATCTAAAAATATAACAGGCAGTACTATTTCTTATGGTATAATGAGTGATGGAATAATTCAATCTGATGTAACAAACCAACCACATTATTTTTCAACTAATGCTCAAACCGCTGCTGCAGCATTTACAACATCTACAATATTTCATTATAGAGCAATACAAGGTACATTTGGAGCAGGTTCAACTGTAACTTCGCAACACGGATTTGCAGTTGATAATACTTTAATTGGTGCTACAAATAACTATGGTTTCTTTGGTAATATTCCTAGTGGCACTAACAGATGGAACATCTACATGAACGGTACTGCCAACAACTATATGGCAGGAAGTTTAGGTATAGGTAGTACAAGTTTGACACTATATTCATTAAGGGTTGGTAAAAATATCACAGGCGGTACTTTTGCAGGTAGTATTTTATCTAATGCAACTGTACAAAGTGATGTAACAAGTGATGCTATATCTTTTTATAGCTTACCTGCTACTGCTGCATCAGCGTTTACTTTAACTACTTTAACGCATTTCTATGCTCAACAAAGTACAATAGGTGCTACTTCTGCAGTAACAAACCAAATTGGTTTCTTTGCACATAGTACAATGATAGGTGCAACTAACAACTATGGTTTTTATGGAAGTATAGCAAGTGGCACTAACAGATGGAACTTATATATGGTAGGAACGGCTGCTAACTATATGGCAGGGAATACAGGCATTGGTACAACAACTACAAATTCATTTTTAAACATAGGAGCAGGTACAACTGCAAAAGCACAAATTAACTTAGCTTCTTCTACTGCACCAACTACACCTAATGATGGGGATATTTGGTTTGATGGAACTGCATTAAAAATTAGAATTGGTGGTGTAACAAAAACAGTAACAGTAACTTAATATAAAATAATATGGCAAAATATCAATGGGTAATTCCACAAGATGCAATGGTAACAGCTAAAAGTCTAGATGGCTTATCAGATGTAGTGGTAACTATAAATGCTTTCAGAGAAATCAGTGATGAAACAACTTCAACACAAGTTCCTGTATGCGTTGGTTTAACACTACCTGCAGAAGGGTTTATTCCTTATGCTGACCTTACACAAGAGATTGTAGAAGGTTGGTTAAACGCAGGAACAGATGTACCAGCATTAGATAATGAATTAGCAGTTCAATTGGATAATATAATTAATCCAAAGACTGTTGTTTTACCAAACCCATTTTAACTTATATTTGTAAAAAATCTATACTATGATTCAGTTAAATGAAGAAAACTTAAAAGCTCTTGAAGCTTATTTATTGGATGTTCCTTTTAAATATGCGAACCCAATCTTACAAATGCTCGGTAAATTAGTACAAGAGCAAAATCCACAAGTTCCAGAAGCAGAAGTAGTGGAAGGGTAATGAAATTCGTAAAAGATAACATTTTGTTTATAGCCGTAATGCTCTTTGTGTTATGGCTATATTTTTTGCTTAAACCTAAGCAAGATGATAAAGTAGACTTTAGTAATATTAAGTTTACCAAAATACTAACGGTTCACGATACTACGTACAAAACATTGCACGTTAATACGTACAAGAAGGGGAATGATATACCATTCTATATCATTGATTCAGTACAGATTCCTGTACACGATACTTTATACGTATTATCCGATTATATGCGTATATATGCGTATTCTGACACTATTAGAAAAGATAGTAATATCTTTGTAGTGAATGATACTATCAGCCAAAATAGGATCATTTCAAGAGGATTCAAAGCCAATTTAACCGAAAAAAGCATAATTAAGAGAGAGTACTACGCTAGTAAACCGACTAATACCCTTTATTGGGGCATTAGAGGCTCATACAGCCCACTTAATGGCTTGGAAGTACTAAGTCCTTCCTTAATGTTAAGTGTCAAAAATAAGGCTCTAATAGGCTTTAGCGTAGATATTAATAAAAATTATAATATTGGGTACTCTGGTAGTATCTATTTTAAAATAGGTAAATAATGAATTTCTTTAGAAAAATGGTCTCAGAAGACAAAGAGGTTTCTAGTAAAAGAGTAGCTGGAATATTCGCTTTAGTGAATGGTGTGGTTTTAGCTTATCTATCTATCAAGTACGATATTAAAGAATGGTCGTTTAATGGCCTTCTTACTTTCTCGGGTATTGCCTTGGGATTAACAACAATTAATCAAATCTTTGAAAAAAAGTCTAATGCATAGTATCTCAGATTCTACTGAAATTTCTTCAGTTGGTTTAGCTTCTACAGCTATATCTTGGTTATCCTTTATGGAGGTCGTAAAGGTTAGTCCTTATACTCAACTTATCGTTAACATTTTGTCCATAATATGGTTGTCGTTACAAATATATAACTTCGTTAATACGAAGATTATAAAACGTAAAAAATGAAACTAACAGCCCACTTTGACTTATCAGAGTTTACTAGAAGCGAATCAGCCAAAAGAGAAGGGCTTGACAATACTCCCACACCAGAACATTTAGAAAACATAAAGATACTTTGTGAAAAAGTACTTGAGCCGATAAGATTACGTTTCGGCTCAATCAATATCTCTAGTGGATACAGAGGGAAATTACTCAATCATTTCATTGGAGGTGCCGTTAATTCAGATCATTGCGTAGGCCGTGCGGCAGATATTGATATGGATGATGTAGGTACAGGTGTAACAAATAAAGAAATCTTTGAATATATCAAGGATAATTTAGAATTCGACCAGGTTATAAATGAGTTTAATTACTCTTGGGTGCACGTGGGATATAGACAAGGAGCAAATAGAAAGCAAGTATTAAAAGCTGTGAAAGAGAAAGGTAAAACAGTTTACCAAGTTATAAAATAATGGCATATTTATATAGACATATAAGACTTGATAAAAATGAACCTTTCTATGTTGGAATAGGTTCAGGTGGGTATAGAAGAGCTAATAGCACTAAAGGCAGAAATAAAATATGGTATGGTATTGTTGCTAGAACAGATTATGAAGTTGAAATAATATTAGATAATCTAGGATGGGAAGAGGCTCGTATAAAAGAAAAGGAATTTATTTCTTTATACGGAAGAATTGATAAAAATAATGGGCCTTTGTGTAATCTAACCGAAGGTGGAGATGGTACTGTTGGTGTAGTAGCCTGGAATAAAGGTAAAAAACTTAGCGAAAAACATATAAATAGTTTATCAAAAGCACAAACAGGATTGAAACGTTCAAAAGAAAGTATTATAAAGGCTATTGAGACAAAGAAATTAAACTTTAAAAACAAGGGAAGGATTGTAATAAATACTCAAACAGGAATTTATTATGGTTCTGTTTCAGAAGCAGCAAAATCAATAGGCAAAAAACAGGCATATTTAAGTAAAGTTTTAAATGGAGAAATTAAAACCAACAAAACCAATTTTATTTACGCTTAATCTATAAACCAAAACCAATATAAATGTCAAGAGCAAAAAATGTATTAGTTCTAGGGGATACCCACGAACCATTTTGTCACCCTAAATACAGGGACTTTTGTTACGAAGTAGGAAATAAATTTCAATGTTCAGAGGTTGTACATATTGGTGATGAGGTTGATGGCCACGCAATATCATATCACGAATCAAATCCTGATGGTTTTTCAGCAGGAAAAGAAGCAGATTTAGCACAAGCTGCTATGCTTAAATGGTATAAGACATTTCCAGATGCTAAAGTTTGTATAGGCAACCACTCTGCATTGCATAAAAGGAAGGCTAAAACAACAGGTTTGCCTGATAGATATATTAAAACATACGAACAAGTATGGGAAGCTCCTAGAGGCTGGAAATGGGCTTTAGAATGGGAAATAGATGGTGTTCTATACACTCACGGCACAGGATCATCAGGACAAGCTGGTGCTATCAATAGAGCAAGAGATGCTCGACAATCAACAGTCATTGGTCACATCCACTCCTTCGGTGGTGTGCTTTATAGTAGCTCAGATAAGGATATGATATTCGGTATGAATGTCGGTTGTGGTATAGATATTAATGCTTACGCAATGGAATATTCACGACCTTTCCCCAAAAGACCAACACTGGGATGTGGAGTTGTTTTAGATAACGGAAGAATTGCTATATTCGTACCTATGCCTCTAGGAAGTAAAATAATAAGACTACCTAGAAAGTAAACATTTAACAAACTCACTTTAGACAATTAACAAATAAGTGTGTATCATATTGATAATCAATAAGGTATGCACTTTTTATTTCTATAATAATTAAAACGTAAATTTGTATGGGCGAACAACATCCTGATGAAGTAATTAAAGCACTAAAATTAGAGCAGAAATTATTAGAAGATAGACTGAAGGAGGTAGCAATGAAATTAAGATTAATCATTATTAAAGAGAGTGCAAGAGATGTTACTGCAAATCGAACAGCTTACGGAAGATGATAGCTATGATTTAGAAGAATGTACCGAACAAAGTAATGCTTGGATTAATATTCATTTAGTTGAATCAGTAACAGAAGATGATGAAGATAAAGATAGATGTTATGTCTATATGCAATCCCAAGACTTCTTCTATGTGAATGAGAGCTCAGACTCTTTTATCAAAAGGTATCAAGAGGCCTTATTCGGAACCGTTATAACAAGGTTCTACGACAAAACAAATAGGCAGACATAAGAAGCTCTCTCATAGTTGGTGGTTTTTGGTTTACCTACTCCTTAAAAAAGAGTAGGTTTTTTTATGTACAAAAAAGCCCCTCGTAGAAACGAGAGGCTTACCTTTATTTCAAAAAAACACACAAACTATTTATTTTTATATTCTTGTACAGCAAAGGTTAGCATAGTAACCAATGTTAAAACATACAAGCATCTTGTAATCCAATGCCATTCAAGTGGGTTAAATTCATTTACTATAAAAGCAAATGGTAAATAAACTCCGAATAACAAAATTAGTAAATTAATTACAATTTCTTTAAGATTTGTTTTCATACTTAATCTTTTTTATTTTTAATACAATCTTTTATAAATTCTAAATGGATTTCTTTTGTATCAAGCAATTCATTTGTATCACATCTTCTATACATCATTCTTTCTTGGTCATATACTATAAATCTATGCCCTTTCTTATGCTCTTTTGCTGATAACCAAATAACATCTTTATAATGTTCTTCGTTATAACTCCAATGATGTTTTTGAGCATCTTCAAAAGGTTTGTGCTTACTCATACTTTGCGACTTTCTAGAGGCCTTTAATTTTTCAGGATATTTGGTTTCCCAAGCTAATTGGCTTTTATAATTTTTTTTAGTTTTACCTGAATAAAGCCTGTGATGTTTTTGCCTACCTCTTTCCCTTTCGCTTTCTACCCATTGAACATCTTGCTTTAATACAAATTGCCTATTATGAGAATCCTTTTTAGTACAATCCTTGCATTTATTAAGTAAGCCATCAGACATTTTAGGGTGTTTATAAAAATTATCTAATGGCTTATCTTGTTTACATTTAAAACAATTTTTCATATATCTTATTTATACAAATATACTTAAAATTATTTAAAATGGTAATTTTAACTTCCGTTCTAAAAGGGCAAGTCCTTTTTCGGCTTACCATCAGCTACCCAAGTATCAAGCTCGATATAGAAACCTGCTTCACCTGGTTTAGCATCTTTTTTGTTTTTAATAAGAATGTTAGCCCAACCATTATTAGTTGCTGCGAAGTCATTCATTTTCTTTAAATCATCAGGGCCGAAAGATACTTTCTTAAACTCCCCAAATGCTGTCTTCATTGTGAAAGACCTTCCTAGGAAAATCTTCTCTTTAGTTACTGCCATTGTTTTTTGTTTTATTTATTAAATACTATTGCTCTTTGATTCAGGCTTTACATTAGCTAAGATTTCTTTTAGTTTAGGCCTATGCTTCATATCTATTGCGAAGTCAATTAAGACTTGGTGTAAGAAGTCAAAAGTTTCCTGTGAGAAAACATCTTTGTTTTTCTTCACTGTTTTAGGGGCTTTCAATTCCTTGTTTTCTAATTCTATATTTTCCATCTTACTTGTTTTAACGGCCCTGGCCTCTGTAAGCCTTTGGCTTAGGACTATGTTTATTAAATGATTTCTTTGCTTTACCTTCTTTACGCTTTCCGAAGCTCACCTTTCTCGTATCTCCAGTCTTCACTTTCGCCATCTTTATATATTTTTACTTGTATTGTTTCATCTCTTACTTGCTGACATAACATTGCTAATCCTCCTGCCATTGATAACTCTTCTAAAAATACCATTTGATCCGCAGACATCCTATCACCAATAGCTTTAATCTCACAGCAAACAAAATGACCATACTTTTTACTATAACCAATAATGTCAGGAACTCCTTTTCTACCAATGAAGGCCCTACCTCTAACAGCTAGGTTATTATTCCTCCATACTTCGTTACCATTATCCTTAAGATACTCTAACATCATCTTTGTTAATTCACTTGCTGATTGGTATGCCATTACCAAAATTACAATATATTATTAATATACATTAATACCAGCGAATAAGTTCTGCTGTTGGCATCTTCACATATTTTATTTTATCCTTTACTTTTATCTCACCTATTCTCCAATATCTTCTAGCCTTTACTCGTAAAAACTCAGCTCTTATAAACACTATTCTATCTCTTAGGTCTAAGTTAAAAGCAAAGAACTCTACTCGTTCATCTGAGATACCACTAGGCTGACCATCATTCTCATATTCTAACAAAAAATAACCCTTCTTTAAAGCTTCAATTTGATGTATGACTAATACCTTAGTACTCTTAGCAAATATTCTAATAGCCTGGTATGTACCATCTACAGCCTTAGCAGCTTCTATCTCAAACTTTCTTCTATTTCTATAGCCCTTGGACATAATCTTGGAAGGTCATTGTTTCAGGTAAAAATCTTAACGCTAGGTTTTTAGTAGCTCCGTGTCTATTCTTCTCCACCTTACAAACTACTAAATCACTTGGAGAATATTCTCTACCACCAATCTCTACTGATTCAGTTTGTTCATAGTAACCTGGTCTCATTAGCATTATCACAGCATCAGCATCTTGTTCTATTGATCCTGATTCTCTAAGGTCAGATAACTGAGGCATTTTATCACCTCGTTCTTCTACTCTTCTAGATAATTGGGATAGGGCGATAATAGGTACTTCCAACTCTTTGGCAAGTGCTTTTAGGCTCCTACTAATATAGGAAACCTCTTGCTCTCGGTTTTGGTTTGACTTGCCAGTACCACTCATAAGTTGAAGGTAATCGATAAAGATAATCTTTATGCCATACTTTTGTTTAAGAATAGTTGCTTTGGCTCGTAGCTGGGTTACACTAATACCGCCCATATCCTCAATGTAGATGGGGGAAGTAAGTATCTTGTCGTCAGTTCGCAATAAGTGAACTTTTTCGTTAGGTGTCAGTAAATTCATTCTAAGCCTTTTTAAGGGCAGTTCGGAGCTAATTGACTCTAATCTTTCAACTAGCTGATTGGAGCTCATTTCAAGGCTAAAAATGGCCGTAGGGATGCCTCCTTGGATTGCTATGTGGTAGATACTAGAAAGCATAAAGGCAGTCTTACCCATTCCTGGTCTAGCAGCTATGATTACAAAGTCAGGCTCTACCCATCCACAAAGAGTGTTATTAAGCTCTATAAAACCTGTGTTAATGCCTAGTAACTGACCACTAACAGCAGCATCACGACCTTCATTTAGCTGTAAAATGATTTGGTCTATAGTCTTTTCGTATATATTACCAAACTCTTGCAGTCCCATAAGTTGTTTGCCAAACTTAGCTAGGGTATCATCTGTAGATTCCGCACCATCAAAGGCCGATACCTCCATTAATTTGCCCAGGGTTGCTAACTTTCTACGCTTGTATAATTCTATTATAACCTCTATGTGAGTGTTTAGGTGAGCAGTAGATACGACACTATTCGTAATCTTTGATAGGTATAAGGCTCCTACTTCATCTGAATGTTTATTATCTATAAGTCGTTGGAACACAGTACTTAAATCTATTTGTATGTTCTTGTCATACATCTGCTTAATAGTTCTGAATATCAGTTGATGTCTTAAATCGTAGAAGATTTCTTCGTTTAAGTAGTTCACTACTAATGGCAAAGCTCTTTTGTCTAGTAGGATAGAGCCTAGGATATTTTCTTCTAGTTCTAAGTTTTTTGGTAGGTTTATAACATCCATTAGTCTAATTTAATTTTTGTTGTTATTTTATTTCCAAAATTTGGTATTTCAAACTTTGATGAATTTCTCTTCCAAGTTCTTATAGATGCTTTCCAATCCTTCATAGGGTTTTTACCTACTAACCATCCGTTTGAATCGTAATGGTCACAAAATTTTTCTGCATCTAAGTTATAACCAATTTCTTTACAATAAATTTTTACTTCTTCTATTGTTGGCTTAATAAATTTATTAGTAGATGTTTTTTTAAATGTATTATTATATGGTATAGGTTTAGCACTTTCGTTACTTCCATCTTGCAATTCTGCAATATGGATATTGTAAGTTTGCAAAAAGGAATTTTCATCTTTAAAAGCATACCAACAAGTCCTATCATAACCACTTTTATTATAATTTTCTCTTAATAAAATGCCTTGTATAACTAAAGAATCTAAAATTCTTTTCATTTTATGTTCATTCCAGTAAGGGAATATTTCACTAAATGCTTTATAAGAATTATATGTCCAAGTTCTGTCATTATAAAAATGCTTTTTATTAGCTATATTTTTAGTTATCCAAAACTGTAAGTTATTTATAACTATTGCTTCTTCTATGCCATATTTAACGGCATATTCTGTATTAAAGTGGTGTTCCATCTTCTATTTCTATTCCTTTATCAATTAAAAAATCACTCATCATTTTTCTAAATTCTACTAATTCTTCTAAAGTATATAATTCAGACATTATTAAAATGTTTCTAATTTCTGATAATGTTCTAAATCTAGCCTTTTTTAATACTTGTTTAATTTCATTTGTCATTTCAGTTGTCTCATAATGACAATCATAACATAAAGTATCATAACAATCTGAAGGGTAATCCCAAATTTCAGTCCCAAATTGATAATAATTATGATGAACGTGTAGTTGCTTTTCATCTGAAAAACATTTTTTACACTTAAAATCATCTCTTTGCATTATCTCAAGACGTTTCTTTTGCCATCTCGGATCTTTAAGTTTTTCTAAGTAAGTCATAAAAATAAAAAAGCCCATCGGTTTTGCTAGAAGTACGAGTTCTAACGCCACCTAGGGCAGAAAGTTTTAAATGTTATCTCGTACATAACATTGCAAATATACTAAGATTTAGGTAGTATCCTAAAAGCCACTACTCTTTCTTTGTCTAGGTGCTTAATCATAAACTTCTTTCTAGCAATAGGGTTTAATGACTCTCTAATGCTCTGTGCTGTCACCTTAGACTTCCTACTAGCTGATGCTATTGATTTAAAATGAATCTCTTCTTTATTGTCAATAAAAATCATTCTCACAGGTATATTATTTTCCATCCCTTTTATCTCTTGACTCATTTGGTTTAAAGTGGTTTTTTAATCCTTTTATAAATTGTTTATTACTAATGTTAAACTCTCTTTTGGTGAAGAACTCTTCATCGATTTTTCCTCCATCCATTGCATTGGGATATACGAGAATGTCATCATCGTAAAAGTTCCTAACCATACCTGTGTCGTATAGTACGACTTTCCAAACTGTGTTTGTATCTGATCCGTAATCGATCCAGGCGATTGCTTTTCCGTACCCAAGAGGAGTGTGAACATCAATAGTATTTTTTAATTGGTAAATCATTTTCTTAAATATTCTTTAATCTCTATTGCTGCCATCGCACTACAATAGACAACAATAAAAACTGGTACTGCAATAAAAAAGAATTTTAACATCCCTAATGTTGCTTTCATTGTTATTTCTTTAAAGATATTTTAAATGTTGTTGTAGATACTCTAGGAGCTGGATGTACCATCTCACCAGTCTCAGGATCAACCATAGGAGTATTAATAGTTCTAAGCATCTTCTCTCTTTCCTTTAAAGCATACTTAAGTGATTCTACTTCGTTGTTAAGCTTAGTCCAAGCATAATCTTGGTCATAAATGTACTTAACTCCTGATTCAATTTTAGTAACCTCGCTACCTAAGACATCAGCCTTCCCACCAGGATACTTAGCTAATTCATCTACTACTAACTCTCTAAGCTCACTACGAACACCATCGAATAATTGTGCGATGGCATCCATACGAACTAATGTTTCTAGTGCACTATCGCCAGTCTCTTTAAAATGCTCTA